GCTTGGTAAACTCACATCCGGTGACTCGCGATTTACTGTCGTCGGACGAGAGGACCAAGGACCGGGAGCGGAAGGCGAAGCTCCGGGCGTCTGAGCGTGATTTAAAGATTCCATGCCCAGCCGAACCGAATCGACGATTCGACGCATTGCAGGACGGTGAACTGTTTCTTACGACCTACTTCCCGGAAGTCTTCTTTGAGCCATTCACGACAGACCGTAGGGACATGCACACAAGCATCGTCAGAGCGGCGATGTATGGCGGCGACCAGGCAATCGCGGGGACTCGCGGAGAGGGTAAGACGAAGCTGGCGATCTATACGGCCCTGTTTCTAACACTGAAAGGACTGTCGAACTTTCCGATCGTAATCGGCAAGAACCAGCGAAAGAGCGAAGGCGAGCTTCGAACGGTACGCGAAAAGCTCCAGCAGTCTGAATTACTCCTTGCCGACTTCCCGGAAATCTGTATGCCATTCAAGGCTGTCGGCGGCTGGTCATCACGTGCGCGGATGCAGACCGTAGCAGGCGAATCGTCGAATCTGGAAATGGCTGCGGATCACCTGATCTATCCGACAATCGGGCGGCATCAGTTGCCAGATGACTGGCCTGACTTCATCGAGCCGGTCAGCAATGGGCAGATCCTCGCGTCCATTGGTATCGACGGAAGCATTCGCGGAACGAACTACAGAGATCGCAGGCCGTCCATCGCGATCATCGACGACATCGAAGACCGCCAAGCGGCTGATTCAGACGCACTGATTGAGAAGAATGAAGAGACTATCGAGAAGGATATCGCAGGGCTTGCAGCCTCGGCTAAGCGTGTTGCCCGCGTTCTTCTCTGCACAATCCAGAACCGCAAGTGCATCGCGTTCAAATTCACCGACCCAACGAAGAAGCCATCATTCAAGGGCCGTCGATATCGCAAGATGATCACGCCACCAGACCGGATGGACATGGTTCAGGAGTATCTGAGGCTGCGAATCGAGCGGGCGGAAGATGATCCAGATGCACGCGTGGCGTTCCGCTACTGGCGAGACAACCGGGCAGAGATTGAGCGAGACTGCGTGATCAGCAATCCGTCATCATTCGACGGAACGGTTCATGAAGACACAGAACCACTAGAGCTTTCAGCGATTCAGAGTTATTACAACAAAGTGGCTGACTGGGGCGAGAAAGCAGTAGCAACCGAAATCGACAACGACCCACCTGCGGAAGTCGGGCCACAGGGCAGCGGGATGACGTGGCAAATGGTCGCAGGCCGATTGAGTGGGCTTGATCGCGGCCAGTTGCCGGCCAACGCATCGTGTGTGACCGCTGCGATTGACCTTGGAAAGTATCTCTGTCACTGGGTTGTGATTGCATGGTGGAAAGGTGCTGGTGGCTGCGTCATCGATTACGGACGGGCGGAAGTTGTTGGCACTGACAAAGGGATGGACAACCAGGCAAGTGAGCCGCAGATTTACAAAGCGTTGCTGAACTGGCGCGACGAGATATTGACCAAGAAGTACGTCGACGCGGCTGGATCGGCTCGCAAGGTCGACGCAGTTTTTATCGACTCAGGAACGTTCACGGATGCGGCGTACCAGTTTGTGCGAGACGTTGGCGGCACTCCATTCTATGTCTCCAAGGGCATCGGAAACTATCGCGACAAGACGACCGAAACGGAGAAGATAAAGCCGGGCAATCATTTCCATGCGGCATATCAGGAGGCACAGGGCTTGTGGCTTTACGAACTCGACACGGACTATTGGAAGCAGTTCATCCACGAACGGTTCCTGACTCCGACGTTCGACGATCAGAACTTCCTGCGACGCGGGGCTCTGTCGCTATTTGTGCAGCCGGGAGGCAAGAGGCACACGTCATACGCTCAGCACATCGTCGCTGAAGAACTCGTCAGTGAGTTTAAAGAAGGCAAGGGCCTGAAGACTTACTGGAACGTGGTCAGCGATAATAACCATTGGCTCGATGCCACATACAACGCAGCGGCTGCGGCAAGTGCTCGCGGCATTTATCTCCTTTCCCCAACGTCAGAGAATCCAGATGGCCAGTCCGTTACTGCAAGACCGAAAGCCCCAAATGAGCAAGAGCAATCAAGGCAGACCGCAAAGCCGCCAGGTCAGCGACACGGAACTCCGAAGAAACGATCCGGTGGTTGGGTCAACAGTCTCCGAAGACGCTGAAAAGCCGAAGCCACGAGTGACGACGTTCGTTCCGAAAGACTGCGCGTCATGCCCTGCGTTGCGGGCGGCTAATGAGGAAATTAAAGGAAAGTCCTGCTCTCGTGTTTACAGCACGCAAGGAAGAACGCGATACTGCAAATGCGGATTTTGCGGGGCAACATGGAAAGAGGTCGAGTGATTGACTTGTGCTGTGTCTGTTGATATTGTTTCGATTCAGTCACGTGGCTAGACGTGATTTAGACGACTTTCCCGGAGCAATCCGGACTGAGAAACCCGCCACAGGTCTAGCCACTTGTGAGCGGGTTTTTTCATGGAGCGGTAGATCATGTCAAGCGTCATCGGTTTTAAGATTGAAGGTATATCTCCCCTGCTAATGCACAACGGGCAGCTAGCGAATCCGTTAAACCCGCTTGTGAAGCAGATGAAGGCACTGACGGGACAGAGAAAGAAGACTGATGAGGTTCACTTCGAGCTAAGCCGTCTAGAGTTTCGGGCTGGGCTTTATGTGTCTTCCGTTGGCGCAGTCGAGATTCCTGCGGAGTTGCTAGAGTCGTGCTTGATCGAAGGTGCGAAGAAGTCGAAGCTTGGCAAGCAATTCAAGTCATCGATTGCGATCATGGAAAATTCCCCGCTCGACTACGGCGAAAAACTGACCGTGGATCAGTTGTGGGATCGCAACGAAGAGTTCGCAGACGTGCGAGGTGTGAAGGTTGGGACAGCGAGAGTGATGCGGACGCGGCCGATCTTCCGAACGTGGCGTCTGTCGTTTGATGTTCATTTTAACGCGGATCTGGTTAACCCGGAGCAGATCCAGCTAGCGGTCACTGATTCTGGATCACAGGTTGGACTTTGCGACTATCGTCCAAAGTTCGGTCGGTTTCAGGTTATTGGATAGTTAAGGCGAGGCATGGACTGGCGAGGCCAGTCGCGGCGCGGTGAGGTCGGGCAAGGCAAGGGCACTTCGGTGCAATGGTGGCGGTTACTGCGAATCGTCAAGGCATGGAGCGGTCCGGTAAGGCAGGGTCAGGCCCGGCAGGGTATGGCAGGGCAAGGCATGGATTTTCAATTTCAAAAAGGATAACCAATGATTCCATTCGATACACGGAAGATTAAACCGGGCGACACGATCACTCAGCAGCAATGCGAGGACGTGATCGGATATCCGGAAGCAAGCAATCCGAAGGACTGGCCGTTCGCGATGCTTCAGTTGCTCGGCATCGTCCAGAAGCAACTGAGGCAGGAGCAGGGTCGAGAACTGACGGTGCGAATCGTCGGCAATGAATTGCACATCCTGACAGATCAGGAGGCCGCAGAATACAACCCAAAGCGATTCGACGCGGGCTTGCGATTAGCTCGCCGGGCACATCGCCGACTGATGGCCGTCAACGTCGGCAAGCTGTCTGGACAAGAGCGAGAAATGCACATGCGAAACATTGGCAACCAGTCTTATAAGTTGTCGATGCTCAGAAAAAAAGAATCTATCGCACTCACAGCAACGGAACGCACAACGCCCGTCATGGTGTTTGCGGAACGAAAGAAAAGTTAAGGTCTGGCGAGGCGCGGTCTGGCGAGGCGCGGCAAGGCTCGGCTGGGCACTGCGAGGCATGGTCTGGTAAGCTAAGGTAAAGGCGTCTGGGGAAACTCAGTCGCCTTTTTTTCGTTGATACAGCGTAGCAACGCAACACTGCATAACTATTGCTGATTCACAAGGCCATCCCGCAAACTGCGGGCATGGCAACAGCGACATCACTACTCGCACAGATCGACGCAGCGATTGAGGCACTCCTGACCGGAGGAGCTTCCTCGTACTCGATCGGATCACGCTCTGTCACGTCGCTTGACCTGCCGACTCTGTTTGAACAACGACGAATGCTCCAAATGGAATCAGACCGCGAGTCTGGCGCTGGCAGCATGTTCCGTGTTGCAAAGATGCAGAGGGCCAAGCAATGATTGGCACAGCCCTCGACAAGCTTGTCGGCGTGTTCAGTCCTGCTGCTGCCGTGCGACGCACTCAGCAACGCAAGACGCTTGAGCGGATGTACGCGGGAGCAGAAGCCAGCCGCCTGACAAACAACAAGAAGCCAAAGAATCAATCAGCAGACAGCGAGCTGTTGGGGCCATTCGGTGCGGATGCTTTGCGGGCGTGGTCGCGATCATTGGTCCGCGATAATGCCTATGCCTGGGGCGTAGTCGACACGATTGTCAGCTCTGTGATCGGGACGGGCATCACTGCACAGTCCCAGATTGAAACGCCAGAAGGAACCGACGTTGAAGACTTGAACGAAGTTCGTGATAAGGTTTGGCAGGAATGGTGCGAAGTGTGCGACGTCAACGGGCGTCTGAACTTCGCAGAAATTCAACAGCTTGCACAGCGTGAAATGGTTGAGGCCGGTGAGGTACTGATTCACCTCGTCAACACGCCGTCGAATAAGTACCGGGGCATCTATCGCCCCGTGCCGCTTGCCCTTGAATTGATCGAAGCCGACCGACTGGCGACCGACAAAGACACATACAAGATTCACAGCAAAGACGGGAATAAGGTCATCCGTGGTGTTGAACTCGACGACCTTGGCAAGCCGCTCGCGTACTGGATTTATCCGGAACATCCAAACGGGCCATACGCAACACGAGTTCTCCCAATTCGGATCGATGCGTCTGAGATCCTGCATTTGTACCGAGTCGACCGCATTGGCCAGACTCGCGGAGTATCGTGGTTTGCCCCTGTGCTTGGATGGCTGCGAGATCTCGGCGTCTACGTCGACAACGAGATTCAGGCGTCTGCAGTTGCTTCGTGTTTCGGGGTCGCCATTACAACAAACGGACGCGCCGGAACTGGCTTGATGCCATCGACAGATGACGAGTCAAGCGACGTTAACGGTAATCAATTCGAGTATCTTGAACCGGCGATGATTGTGCGATTGCAACCAGGGGAGTCGGTTGAGTCGATCAATCCGGGCCGCCCGAACTCAGCATCAGAACCGTGGATCAATCTGATGCTTCGCGGCATCTCAGTCGGCACTGGCCTGAGCTACGAAGTCGTCAGCCGAAACTACAGCGGCACAAGTTACAGCAGCAGCCGAACAAGCATGCTGGAAGATCGACGCAGGTTCCGGAGGTGGCAACGATATGACGTGCAACATCTCTGCCAGCCGATCTGGGATCGATTCTGTGATCAAGCCGCGACGGCTGGCACTGACGGCTTTCCGTCGATGTCCGAGATCCTTGCCGACCGTCGTTCCGCGACGGCGGTGGAATGGCAAACTCCCGCATGGGAATGGGTAGATCCGCAGAGCGAACAGTCTGCGTCTGATGCGGCGTTGAACTCTTTTCAGAGCACGTATCAGGACGAGCTTGGACAGCGTGGCAAGCACTGGAAAAACGTATTTTACCAGCGAGCCAAAGAAGAAAAGCTTAAGAGACAACTGGGACTTGTGACCGCCGACATGGCCAACGTGCAGAACTCACAAGCTGAGGCACAGCAGATGGCGGCGGCGTCTGCACAGCCCAACGGTCAAGCTCAAGGTCAGGTTGCACCGTCAAGCGAGATGTCTGATTTGTCACGTCAGCAATGGGGCCGCAATCGCAAAGCCATTGAAGACATTCTGGCAGAGTTCATTGCAGGCACTGCCAGTGAAACGAAGTCAATGGTGTTTCTGCAGTCCCTCGGACTGACAGAAGCCACGGCTCAAATGCTTCTGGCGGATGCGTCAGACGGAACTGTCGACACGGATTTGGATCAAGTTCCGGAGACTGAAAATGGCAAATAAGAAAGGCAAGTTGCCACCACTGAAAACACCGTCAATCGTCATGAGGTCAGTCGGCGTTGCGTCAGGCATTTCTGACGTCGTAATTGCCACAGAAACCCCCGTCCGACGATACGACGAAGATCGGGGCTATGTCATTAACGAAGTCTTGCTGATGGATGGTGTGGTTCTCCGCGCCAATCAATCACAGATTCCGATCGTCGACTCACACGATGATAGGAGCGTGCGAAACATCTTCGGTTCGATCCGTCAGATGCAAGTCATTGACGGAGAGCTTCACGGAGTTCCGTCGTTCGCCAGTGACGCAGAGTCACAAGTCATCCGCACGCGAATGGACGAAGGGCACATCACAGATTTTTCAATTACCGCCGTTCCAATGGAATCGCTCTTTGTGCCACACGGGCAAAGCTACACGACAAAACGCGGAGCGGTGATCGATGGTCCGGCAGTCATCCATGTGCGATGGCAGCCACACAACGCTTCGATTTGTGCCACAGGCGCAGACGAGCACTCAACTGTCCGCAGGTCCTATACAGACCTCGAAAGAAAGGTAACACGAATGGACGAGGCACTATTGGGATCGCTTGCAGCAATGGGGCTCCCTGACGGCATGACAGACCCGAACCAGATTTTGGCATGGGTCGTTGGCAAACTCGGCACCTCCGCAGTGGCGGAACCATCAGAACCAGTTGAAAACATGGACGGCATGACGGACGACGAAAAGCCACCAGAAGAAAAGCCCCAAGAAGAAAAGAAAGTTGAAAACATGGACGGCGCGACTGATCCAGAAGAAGACAAAAAGAAAGTCGAAGAAGCGATCGGCCGCGCGTTGCGAACTGACGCCAAGCGACGCAAGGAAATTCAGGCTCTTTGCACTGTCCACAAAATCGAGCGATCAGTTGCCGACAGTCTCTGTGACGACGGCGTTGACCTCAACACCGCAAGAACAAGGATCTTGGAACGCATGGCCAACAAACCTGCCGGTCAGTCAACCGAACGCGTGAACGTCGCAGAATCAGCCGACGACAAGCTGTTCGCAGCCGCTCGCGATGGGCTCATTATGCGAACGCTGCGAGCCAGCGGAATGCGGAATCAGACGCTGGCAAATCCAGCCGCAGGCCACCAGGACTTCACCAACATGAAGCTGGGCCGCGTTGCCGAAATGTACGCGGAAAAGATGGGCTGTGACGTTCGGCGCATGGCCGCAAAAGACATCGCACTGGTTGCAATGGGCCATCCGGGCTCGATGAATCGTTTCCGAATTCAGCGTGATGCGTACCACACGACTGGAAGCTTCTCCAATCTGTTGCTCGATGCGGCAAACAAGACGCTGCTGGCAGGATATGAAGAAGCCCCGTTCACCTGGGGAATGTGGGCACGTGACGCCGGAACGACTGCGGACTTTAAGAACATTAACCGCATTCGGTTCAGCGAAATGGGTACTCCTGAAATGGTGCCAGAAGGCAAGGAGTACAAAGACGCGGGAATGTCCGACACGAAGGAAACGTACAAGATCAACAAGTACGGCAACATGTTCACCGTGACATGGGAAACCGTTGTCAACGATGATCTTGATGCCATCAGCCGCATTCCTGCAATGCAGGGGGCAGCGTGTCGACGCCTGCAGAATCAGGCCGTCTACAGCGTGCTAACTGCAAACGCAGCAATGGCTGACACTGGGGCACTGTTCAACGCAACTGCCCAGACCACAGCGGGCGGTCACGCGAACTATGCGTCCGGTGCTGGTGCTCCTTCGGTGACGACGCTGAACACCGCTTTCATTTCCATGATGACCAAGAAGGGTATTCGGTCGGATGTGATCCTAAACATCCAGCCTGCCTTCCTGATCGTGCCTGCTGCAATCTCGGCAACCGCTCTGCAGTTGCTTGGATCTATCGCAGATCCTTCTGTTGGTGGCTCTGCTGCTGGTAACAGCAACACGAAGAACATCTACGGACCAAACGGCGATCGACCATTGAAAGTCATCGTCGAGCCACTGTTGGACGCTAACAGTTCAACAGCTTGGTACTTGGCAGCCAGCAACAGCCAGGTCGATACTGTCGAAATCACCTTCCTCGAAGGTGAGCAGTCTCCAGTTCTTGAAAACGAATGGGACTTCGACAAGGACGTCTACAAGTACAAGGTGCGCCAGACATTCGGAGTTGCTCCAATCGACTTCCGTGGTCTGTACAAACACAACGGGGCGTGATCGCCTGACTGATGAAACACGGCGGGCCATGTGGTCCGCCGTTCTTTGAGCATTTCCAACGGTAGCGGAATGCGATGATCCGTTTTGAAAGGTAATTCAGATGGCAGGTATTCAGGACTTTCAAGAGTACGTTGACGACTTCTTCGGAGCGTCAGCAACGCTTCCCGTTTCAGCAGATCCAGCGACCCCGTGGCTTGTCGTTGACACTTCTTCAGCAGGTGCCCCAACCTACGTTCGCAACGCATCCAACGCAGTGCTGACTCTGGCCGCAACATCAGAAGTTGAAAACGTCTGCCTTGCTCACGGCGATGCCCTCAGCTTCGATATCGACGATCTGCTTTGTGCAGAGTTTCGCGTCAAGGTGACCGGCTGCACTACCGGAACCACAATCAGTTGGGGCATGGCATCGGCTCGAAATGATACCCCTGCTTCAATGACTGCTCTAGCATTGTTCACGATGACCGGTGCCACGTCTACAACAGACGTCACGGTTGAAACTGACGACAACGTGACAGACACAGCCCCAGTCTCGTCTGCGACGGCACTGGCCACCGTGTTTAAGCGGTTCGTGATTGACTTCAGCAACAAGTCTGACATTAAATTCTACATTGATGGCAATCGGGTTGCTAGGTCGACTGCGTTCACGATGGCTGGATACACGAGCGGACTTCAGCCGTTCATTCAGATCCAGAAGGCCGCAAATACGAACGTCGACGCAGTCACTGTTGACTACGTCAAGATTACGGCCAAACGAGCATGAGTTTGGCAGATCGGATCGTAACTGATGCGGCTGGCGTGTTTCTCAACAGCGATCACTTCGCTGAAACAGTCACGTACCATCCGCATCGGTTCGGGACACCAGCGACGGCCAGAACTATCAAGGCCGTCGTGATACGCAATCAGGTGTCAACATTCGCTCCAGATGAGCAGATCGTGCCAGAGTTCGAAGTCCGAGTTGCCAACAATTCCACAACCGGAATCAGCAGCGAAGAACTCAACACTGGCGGCGATCAAATCAAGCTGGCCGTGAGGATCGGAGAAACGCCGACGAAGCGATCAGTGCAGTTACTGTCTGAACATGACTCTGGAATGCTGGTTTTGATATGTCGGTAACATTTCAAACGCCTGTCGTCTCGCGAATCTCGGATGAGATCTTTGCGCGGCTACAAGCGTTGGTGTCCGGCAGTGCTGGAGCGTATTCGTTCGTGGATGTCGTCAGGCCGACAAAGCTGGCGACATACACGCCACAGCATGGATTGATTGTTTTGACTCGTGGCGAAGTCTCCAGAGTGACGGAACTTGATTGCCCTGGGAATCCTCCGGCAGTTGCGTTTCAGCAGACGTTTTCAATTCGCGTGCACATCGCTCCAAGCGAAAAGGACACGACGCCGGTTGAGGTGTATGAGGATGTCATGGAAGCGGAGATTCATAAAGCCATCGTGAACGACTCGGCAACATGGCACACCTTTGGAGATCTCGCAATCAATGCGGATCTCGGAGCACAGCAGACAGTTGTTTCAGACGGAAGTTATGACGGAATCGCGGTTCCGCTGACGGTCACGTTCCGCATCACAGAAGGCGACCCATACACGGTGCGAGCATGATCGGAATCGAAGTCGACGCAAAGCAACTGAAGCGGCTCAGAGAGGCCGTGGGAAAGGCTCGCAAAAGTCTTCCTCGGGAACTTGCGGCGGCGGTTAATTCAGTCTCAAAGAAAACGCGATTGAGCATCGGTCGAGAAATCCGGAAGACAGTCAATCTGAAAAAGGACCAGGCAGAAAAGCCGATCAAGATCACGCAAACAGCGACGGCAGAAACACCGACCGCAAAGGTTTCACTGGCCAAAGAAGTTCGATTGGGATTGCAGCACTTCGGAGCACGTCACGACAACCGGGGCGTGTCTTACAAGATTCAAAAGCAAGGCGGACGGAAACGAATCAACGGAGCTTTCATGGGTCCACGGCCGGGAACTCTGGCTCCAAAACTCAATGGCGGAGTGTTTAAGCGAGTCGGGAAGTCTCGCCACCCGATCATAAAACTGCGAGGCGTTTCGCCCTATGGGGCATACGCCAAAAACGATTCTC